AAAGATACCTTTACACCCGCCTTGGTCCTCACGAGCCTCCTATGTCGATCCGCGAGGCCATGTCAGTTTTTGACCCGGAGACGAAGCAAAACTTCCCGGCGATGATTGCCAAGATCGCCAGCCCGGAGAACCGGGCGGTGAACCTGCACATCACCTATCTGACGGAGGACGGCAGGAAGGCCGCCACGCCGAAGCCTAAGCGGGTCATGGCGGGCAAGCTTCCCGAAGGCTGCGCCATACGGCTGGCACCGGCTGCGGAGGTCATGGGCATCGCTGAGGGCATCGAGACAGCCGTGGCGGCATCGATTTTGTTCGATATGCCTGTGTGGGCCGCTGTGTCCGGTGTAGGGTTGTCGAAATGGACGCCGCCTGCGGTTGCGAAATTCGTCGTGGTTTTTGGTGACTGCGATCAAAACTTTGCTGGTCAGGCCAAGACGTATGCGCTGGGGCATAGGCTGAAAACGATGTTCAATCGGGAAGTCATAATAAAGATACCAGAGCGCAACGATACAGATTGGAATGATGAGCTAGCAGAGCGCAATGCACAGGCATCCATGGGGGAGTTGACGAACCCCTTTGCTTAGATCATCGTGGAAGAAATCGGCCCCCGGAGACTAGCTCAACGGGGGCCTGATTGAACCAAGCGGAAACGGCTGTGGCGGCTGTGAACTTGGCTCAACTGGCAGGATTATATCCCGTCTAGTCAGTTTGGCAAGTTACCGGTCATTCCCAGACATTCCCCTTGGTTCCTCTTGGTTCCAACGCAGGCATGCGGGCGTCGGTAAACGGCAGGCCGCCAAGAGAACCCGATACTGTGGGATTGGTCCATATCGGAACCGCAGCCCGAAGGCGCGAGGCGGGGACCACGGAGGCGGATGGAGCCTTCGCAAGCAGCGCGCTAGCCTTGTTGCCCATCTGCGGCGAGGCCCTCCGATGCGACGGTTTGGCTCCGGCTGTCTGATTGAATCGGTTGAGGGGACCACCCTGCCAGTCCGGCGGGGATGGTCGCCCTTTGCCTCCTTGCTCTGGTCTTTCCTGCTGTCTGAAACGAAAGGGAAGTGAGATGGTTCAGGATAGAGCTGGTGGCACTGACGGCGGGAAGCCACGGGGCGGCCTTGAGGCTGCGGGGCCACGGCGACCAAACGGGCGGAAGGCACGAGAAGCACGAGCGGTCAAGCCACTTCACGAGGATCTGTTTGATCAAAAAAGAACCCCGCCGAAGCGGGGCTAAGTTCTTCGAACAAATGCTGCCCGTCACAGGTGTTACCGGCCAGCCTTTGCATCCTTAACCGACTGCTTGTGCCGGTCAATGAGCCGGTCGATGTCTGCAATGATGATGTCGCGCTGCTCCTGCGGCATGCGGCGGACCACGCTGTCGAGCAGCGAGGTCATGTAGCCAAGCGCGAAAAGCGGGGACTGCATGTTGTTGTCAGGATGCGCCATGAGGGCGCGGATGAGATCGTCTTGGCGGCGAACGTCGATGGCGGGCATGGTCATATCTCCTTAGTCTGCCGTACCGGCGGTTGCATAAACGCGGTTCTGAAGGGCGCGGGCGGCGTCCATATATTCCTTGATCTCTGCGTCGGTGGCGATGCGCCAATCGACATGGACCCGGTGGGCGGCGGCATAGCCTGCGGCCTTGGCCGGAGCGGACGCCTCGTCCCATGCGCTGATGAAGCCAAGGTTGTCGCCGGTCTTTGCGTTGGTGAGTACGAGAGTGATCATAAGTGCCTCCTGTTGATTAACTGATACGTTTGTACCACATGCCATTCTGTCATGCAACTAGGGTGTAGCCCGGATTTTCGTCAATTTCGAGCTTGTGGTCGATTTGCCAAATAAGATCCCAATAGGCTTCGTCAGGGGTATCGCCATTGCCGATTACGTCGCCATCGCCGGTGATGTCGCCTTCGACGGCATAGTAGGCATAGCCGGGATACCAGTAGCATGATTTGTGGACGTAGATTTCTGACATTTCCGTAGCCATGTAAGCCTCCTGTTGATTAACTGATATCTATATATCACATGACATTTTGACAGTCAAATCAGCTCGCGATCCGCGAAGGCCTGATTGACAGCCACCATCGCAGACATGCTGACCCGCTTGCCGATCTTCAGCGGGCCATCCCAGACCATAGCCAATGCGCGTCCGCGCTCGTAATGCCACTGCTTGGACGGGCTATTGGCATAGGCGTCATAGTCAAAGGGCTTGCCTTGGCTGGCATCGTTGAACCCACGCACAAAGGCTGCGCTGCGGATTAGCTCCTTGATGGTGAGCTTGGCGATGGGCATCTGATCGACCCCATGCTCGTAGGTGGATTTGCGAGCGCGCATGGTGGCCTCCTCACGCTGCAATGAGTTGATCGTCGTGATGCTCGACGGCATCCGGCTGGACGAAGTCCCAATGGGGATAGAAGCCGGTCATATCAGCACCGTCGATAGTGACCGCCTTAAAGAATTGAGCGCGCTTCTCTGAGCGGCGGCCAACGCGCAGGGTGACGATGCAGACGCGAATGCTTTCAGGATGGATCTCGATGCCGTCCCGCTCGCAAAGCCAAAGGGCGTAGCGTTCAGCCTGTTCACGGATGCCAAGCATAGGGTTGCCCATCTCGCGCTTGTGAAGGGCGCGCTCGTTACGAATCCATGCGGTTTTGATCTTGAGCTTCGACATAACAACCTCCTGTGATTTGGTTAACTGATACGGTTGTACCACATGACAATCTGACATGCAAGCGGGGCCGAAGCCCCTGCTCTCATATGTGCTTCGGGCGGCTGATGATGGTCTGCTTCACGCCATCGCGCACGGCGTGTTCCTTCACCGTGGCCTTGATCCATACGTTATCGCCACGCTGGCCAAGCGGGACACCCTTCTGGATGTAGATGTTGCCAGCTTCATCCTTGATGCCGGTCACATAGGTCGTGCCATAGGCGGTGTCATAGCTGGTCGTGAATGTGATGGAGCCTTCAATGGTGATGCGCTCGCCAACGGTGCCGACATGCTGGCTCTGAGCGGCCTCAGCGGCCCGCGCAGCGGCCTTGGCTGCACGGCCATCGATCTGAGCGAACAGGCGATCCATGAATGCCCATTGCTTATCTGAGAGGGAGCCATACTGAACCAGCTTGCTGACTAGATCAGCAATGGTGCGCTCCTCGTATTCAAAATCATCGCGGGCGGTGGCGCTGTAGATCGCCCAAGCCTGCGTGAGATTGCGTTCTGCCAGCTCATGCTCTGCGCGAGCCTTGCCGGTGCGGAAGGCCTTGGTGCGCTTGACTTCGGCGCGGGCCGATTGGAAGTCAGCGCCGTGAAGATCCATCTTCAAAGCGCAATCTTCTCCAGTGCAGATATAGGTGTTTGTCGGGGCATGATGCCAGACGGCCAGATACATCGCGCCCGCGCCGCAAACCATGCATGTGCCACCATGGTTGTGGGTGCTGTATTTGCCGCCGGTAGCGCGGATATGCTCGCCAATGACCTGAGCGGAGCCAAGTGTGATTTCTGCGCCGCGTTCGCTGCTGCCAATGTATTTGACGGCGACAAACTCATATTCAGCCGGGTTGATGGCGCTGGGGCGGTGGATGTCGGTGCGGGTCATGTGTGCCTCCTGATAACTAACTGGCATCAATATGCCATATGACAGATTGACATGCAAGCGGCTTGTAAGTTGACCCGGCATCTTTTCTGGCCCATCATGGGCCATCGATGGAGATTTATATGGCTGAATATGCGGTTCTATGGGGCGGCCTGACCATCTTCGGGATCATACCGGGGGTGATCCTGCTTTGGGCCTATTGGGTGGGGTCTGACCTGCAAGGCGAGGACGATATGGACCAAATCGGGTCTCTGGATGTTGATGAGCGGTATAAACGCTTTAAAGATCAATGAGTTATGCTATGATTGGTGAGATCACGCTACCCTGCTTGCTCTCCCCTCCCTCTGCGGGCCGGTCGCACAATGCGTGGCAGCTCCGGCAAGGCGTGAACCGGGGCACTGAGGGGAAGGCGGCATGAGGCAGGCGACAGAGGACAGGCATAAGAGGCACCTACAGGTGGTCGAGCTAAGGGATCTGGGCCTGAGCATCGAGGGCATCGCAGAGGTGCTGGGGGTGCACAAGGATACGGTCTACTGGCATGTCCGCAGGGAGCAGGCGCGCCGGGATCGCTTGGCGAATAGAGGAGGGGAAGACGATGCAGGGGATCAGCCTACACTTGGCAGCCTACCATATCGTGGTCGTGATCCTGCTGATCATGATCCTATTGGCAATCCTAAGCAGGGACTGAAGCAATGAACCCTGCACAGGAGATGAGGCTTCACTACGCCATAGAGGATCTCGAAGACCTGACGGATACGGTCGAGCAAATGCAGATCGCCATCAAGGCAGCCAAAGATCATCCGAAGGACATGCCGTTGATCATGCGCACAGCCTATTTTGCGCTGGCATATGCAGTGAACCGCTACACTGGCAGAAACAACATCCGCAACGAAGAGATGGAACGCCTTGGCATAGGAGATGAACCGTTATGATGAAAGCCAGCGAAGGCACTAAGTTTGCGCTCACGGATGAGGCTATCGATCGGCAATGGGTTAAGGATCTAAGGAGGCTGCTACAGAGCCTTGATGATGAGCTGACGTGGGCAGAGAAGCTTCCAGAGGTCAGCGGTGTGTCAGTCAACACATGTACAGACCGCATGAACAGGTTCTGCCAGAATTATTTCAAATACCGGGAAGAGGAAAAGCAAAGACTGACAGCCAAGGCAAAGACCGCAAGGAAAAGGCTGAGTGCATGACAAAGCGCAAAGAAGACGCAAAGGCTGGAAGACCAACAGTCTATTCTGAAAAGATAGCTGAACACATCATAGAGCAGATCTCTCTGGGCAGGACATTCACATCGGTATGTTCAGATCCAGATATGCCAACTGTGAGAACCATTCAGTATTGGGCAGCGCAAAAGCCGGATTTCTTCGCAATGCTGTCACGAGCGCGCGAAGCAGGTGCTGAATATCTTGCGGGCAATCTCCACGACAGAATGGTCGATATGGTTGATCGCGCAGACAGCGGCGATGAGAAAAAGCTCCCGACGAAGGAGCTGATCGATTCCATGCGTCTCTATGCGAGCCATGTGCAATGGTTCACAGCGCGTTTGAACCCTCGCCGATACAGCGAGCGGGTTCTGGCTGAAGTGGCAAAGCTTCCGCCACCGCCTGAAGAGAAGACGCCTGCGATTGCGTGGGACTATCTAAGCTACGACGAACGTGAGACGGTGCTAGAGCTGGCGAAGGCTGCAAAGCGTCGGCAGGACGGCGAGTTAATCGAGTATCATGAAGAGGGGGACGAAGATGACGGATCAAACGAAGGCGCCGGAGACGATCAATCTGATCATCCTACAGGCTGACGAGGATGGGCAGCTCACCTGTTTGAACCATCCCATCGTGAAGCAGTTTTCGAGCGAGTACATGCTGATCGTCGCGCAGGCGCTGAAAGATGTCGCCAAGGGTATTAAGGCTGAGGCGCAGGCGAAGGCGGTGGTAGAGGCCCAGAAGGCCCGGAGCGCGCTGTCATGATGCTCCAACTAGATCCGCCTCTACCAATCGAGACGCCGAAGGGCAAAGCTCTGGCGCATGTGCTGATCGATCCCGGCGTCGAGCATGACCTGCTGTGGGTCTGCTTTCAGGACAACGGCGAATGCTGGACATGGCGCAACCCTGAGATCCGGGCGCAGAGCAACATCACGATGGGCCGCGGTCTGTCGAGCAAGAGGGCTGTGGCATGGGCTTGGTGACCGATCAAGGCATCTGGGTGACGCTCAACACCACAGAGGTGATGCAGGCATCAATGGTGGGCATCCAGTGGTTCATGAACGGCTTCGAGAAGGGCATGCAGCACAAGCCGCCCATCAAGCCGCAGGACAATGCACTGCTGAACAATATCGAGGGCGCCTGCGGTGAGATGGCCTATGCCAAGATGCGGGGCGTCTATTTCGAGCCAAGGCTGACGGCGTACAAGGGCGCTGACTTCGGCGAGAACGTGCAGGTGCGCACCCGCAGTGATCATAGCTATGAGCTGATGATCCGCGACAATGACAACCCTGAGCATTTCTATGTGCTGGTGACCGGCAAGGCTCCGGTCTACTGCGTCGTGGGCTGGATACAGGGCGCCGACGCTCGCAAGCCTGAATGGCGCAAGGACTGGGGCGGTCGAGGCGAGGCGTGGTTTGTGCCGCATAAGGCGCTGACGCCGTTCAAGGAGAAAGCCGCATGAGCTACGTTTCATCTGGCTGGCATTGGCAATTTGGATGGCTGCGTCGCCCAGAGATGGATGATGCCAATGGTCACTGTTACGAGGAGCCAGACGGCGATCTGCTGTTCTTTGCGCATCGTGCAACAAAGCGCGCCGCGTTTCTCGATGTCATGATTGACGATGCGACAGGTGATAAATATCTGTGCCTTAGCCGCCGCGTGCCGGTGCGCCAGAGGATCAAGGTTAAGCGATGAAGAGCATCAAAGATCTCCGGCTGACCGGCAGTGATCTCGATCAGGGCGAAGCGCGCCAGTGCGAGGCGAAGCTTTCCCGGTTCATTCAGCATGCGTGGAAGTACATGGACCCATCGCCGTTCAAGATGGGTTGGCCGATTGAAGCGGTGGCTGATCATCTCGAGGCGGTGACACGGGGCGACATCAAGCGCCTGATCATCAACATCCCGCCGCGCATGGGAAAGAGCAGCATCACCTCTGTGGCATTCCCTGCGTGGACATGGGCGCAGCGTAAGATGACGCCGACGAGCGGTGCCGGTGTGCGGTTCCTGTTTGCGTCATATGCATTCAACCTTGCATTGCGCGACAGCAACAGCACGCGCCGGTTGATCAAGTCGCCATGGTATCAGCAAAACTTTGGTGACCGGTTCAGGCTTCTGCCTGACCAGAACAGCAAGACCCGCTTCGACAATGACAAGGGCGGCAGCAGGCTTTCGACATCGGTGGGCTCTGCGCTGACCGGCGAAGGCGGCAACATCATTGTGGTGGACGATCCCAATAACGCGAAGGAAGCTTTCTCTGAGGCGATGATCCAGCAGACGATTGACTGGTGGGATCAGGCTCTCAGCACGCGCCTGAACGATATGAAGACCGGCGCCTTCGTGATCATTCAGCAGCGGTTGGGTGAGGAGGATCTGACGGGTTATGTCCTTGGCAAGGAGACGGGCGACTGGACACACCTCTGCCTGCCAATGCGATACGAGTGGCGGCGTCATAGCTGCACATGGTTGGGGACCAAGCGGGGGAAGAATGGCAAGGAAGAAGACAACTGGTTCAACGACCCGCGCGGCCTTGATGAAGACAGGAATCCGCTGGTCGAAGTGGATGAGGATGGCAACCGGATTGCCGTTGATGCCGAAGCGGAGGAGATACTGGAAGAAGAGCGGGAAGGCACCCTGCTTTGGCCTGAACGGTTTGGTGAGCGAGAAGTGCGGCAACTTGAGGCCGACATGGGCTCATGGACCGCGGCGGGGCAGCTACAGCAAAGGCCGGAGCCGAAGGGTGGCGGCGTCATCAAGAGAGAATGGTGGCAGCCGTGGGAAGGTTCGAATTACCCAGAAATGGATATGGTCATCGCTTGTCTTGATACGGCGTACACGGAGAAGAGCGCGAACGACTATTCAGCCTTGACGGTGTGGGGCGTGTTCAGCGGGCAGGCGGCGCGGCAGGCTGAGCGGTATGTGAAGAAAGATGGGAAGCTTCAGGACAATGTGAGTGCTGAGGTTAAATTCGATAATGCCTTGGCGGTAAAGCTCAAGCTGAACATGGCGCAGCAATATGAAGCATTCCCGCGTGTGATGCTGATGTATGCATGGCAGACCCGCATGGAGCTGCATGATCTTGTGCAGAAGGTCGCCAGCTCCTGCCGCCAGATGAAGGTTGATAGGCTGCTGATCGAGAACAAGGCGGCGGGCTATAGCGTGTCGCAGGAAATCCGCAGGCTGTACGGGCACGAGGATTGGGCGGTGCAGCTCGTTGATCCCAAGGGGCAGGATAAGCTGGCGCGGCTCTATTCAGTGTCGCATCTGTTTGAAGAAGGTCTGGTGCATGCGCCGGATCTGAAGTGGGCGGATGAGGTCATTACGCAGGTCAGCCAGTTTCCGAAGGGCAAGCACGATGACTTGGTCGATACGGTGAGCATGGGCATCAAATATCTGCGCGATGTCGGCATTCTTGTGCGTCAGCCAGAATGGGCGGCAGACCTCGATGAGGGTCGGCGGCACGTTGGCAAGCCAGCGGATGCGCTTTACCCCGGTTGATTTATCTGGCATGATTGTGCCTCTTAGCGAGGGCATGCCATGACCAATGTTCTATCGAAAACAAAGCGCAACATGGGCGCCTATCTTTATTACATGAAGCAATCGGATGAGGACCGACGATTAAAACAAGTGAAGGATGAATACGAAGCGTATCTAAACGAATGGAGAGGAAAGGTTGTTGAGGCGTGCAAGCTGAGTGGCGTGAAGAAGCAGCGCACACCTGATTGGCTGCCTTATTATGTGAAGCATACCAAAGACGCAGACTGAAACTCTGGGCGTAGCACAGCTTGGTAGTGCGCCTGCTTTGGGAGCAGGAGGTCGCAGGTTCGAATCCT